CCCAGTTGCTGCCATAGATGCCAAACGAAGAGAATACATCAAGTTCAATATTAGGATATTTCTCGGCGAGGGCAATGAAGACCGGAACTAAGATCTCAAGACCACGATGTGGTGTCGATGTATAAATTAGGCGAATCTTATCCTTGGGCTTGTCAATCAACGGAATTGAATCGATGCCATTTTCAATAACTGTCGACTGATGACTGTATGGTACCCCAAGATAGTCACGGTATTGCTGATACTGCCAATTGGAAACAAAAACAAGCTTGTCGAAACGTGCTCGACTGTTGTTATCTTCTAGGTGTGAAGACTCTGGGTCACCAGCAAGATCATGAAGATGATAGATCTTGATTTTATCTGAATTTAAGTCGCGCACACGTGATGTGATTATCTGAAGGCCGTCAAGCTCTTCTCGTGTCAGGTGTTTGTATATACCACGCGTGGTGAGTTCTGTTCCACCATTAGACTCTTTATTCAGTTCATTCAATTCAATTAGTTCTTGGTTGTTCATTATTATCTCCGATATCAATTACGATTCTAGATTAAATCCAATGATTGAGTCATAACGAAATGACCGCCATCCATCAGCTTCTAGATCCCATACCGCTAAAACATCTGGGTTTGGAGTCTTCTTCTGAAGCGCTTCCTCTAGATCTGTCTGAGAGGGAAGAAGATCTGCTCGTAGTGTGCAACGCATCTGACGTTGTGTGCCATCCTTCTTGATGAAGGCAACGTTTAAAATAGCAGTCTGTAAATTAGACTTGAGGAACTCATTCCGCCAGGAATCCTCTTCCTGCAGGAGTGTCAAGCCATTCTGTAAGTTTGTCGAATCCACCGATTTGTTCTCCATTAATAATAATATGTGGTACTGTTTTCACGTTAGGAAACAAAGAAATAAAGTCGTCACGTCTAATATCGCGACCGACATTAGTTTCAATATATTCCTTACCTTTTTCTTCTAATAGTCGTTTTGCACTAATGCAATACGGACAGTCGTCTTTTGTATAGATGATTGGTTTAATTGACATGTATTCTCCTATGTGCACCTCACTAGTTGATTATAGATTTACTATAACACCAAATAGATATAATGTACATCTTTTAAAGTACGCTTTGCCCCAACAAAGTGAGATCGTGCTCTCTGTCAATGTACTTATACTCGATCTTTGATGGTTCCCATTCTTTAATGGAATCAAAGACATCATTGATATCCATGGTACTACATGTATAGACATCTAGTTGCATAAGAGCCGGAGTGACTTCATCCCATACATGGAGAGCAATATGACTTGTTTCGATAATAGTAACAGCCGTTAATCCGGCATTACCTTTCATGTCAGAGTATACAGCGTATGGACCTATCAGTATATTCATACCGATTTTGTCAACCAAATTTGTCATCCACTGTTTAATTTCACATGGACTATATGGAGGATTGCTTATTTCTGCTCTGACAATCAGATGCTTGTGTTCTAGTACCTTAGTCACTTCATGTTGTCTCCTGGGTATTAAACTGTAATGCCTTTACGTGACTTGCTTGAACTTTGCAGGAAACCCACGAGTTATAGTAGTTTCCGTCTAAGACTGCATCCACGTCAAATATATATTTAGTTTCGAAATAGTTACATTCACCGCGTGCCTTGCACAATCGCAAGATAGTACGCGTGAAGCATTCTTTGCCGTAGAGTTCAATATCTCTAGCCAAGGCAGGAGAAGATCCGTAGTAGTCAGCCCAATCGGACTCTACACGGATCTTCTTTCGCTTTTTATTGACCGTTTTGTATCCTGCTTTAGTCAGGAACTTGCGGCCTATGTACTTTTTCCCGTTGACGATATTCTCGATAAGATAGATAAATCCATACCACTGTTCGTCATACACAAACTCTTTGTCTTCAAATAACCACATAAATCTTACCATTCAAGGCTAAAGATCTATTTATTCGTTATCAAGTTCATCGTCTTCAAGTTCAGCCTCAGGTAGATCAGAACCACACAGAGGACAGTAGGTTATCGGTTCTAGTGAGTCGGTAATTACTCTAAACTCTTCTTCGCAATCTTGACAGGTTATCCATTTCATCTTTACTCTATTCCTTTTATTTCTGCTATTGCTCTTTGGAGTGCCTGAATCTCCACTCCCATGTCATGGATACCATGTGCATCTCTATTCTGTAGAAACACCGATGCCATCTCCCAGCAAACGTCTTCACGATATTTTAAATTATTTAGAGAGTTTTCACGAGTTCTCACAAGGAGAAACCCTTAAATGTATTTTCATCGACGTCTTTGACAACGCCGCCATTGATATAACTGGTGATCTCTGTTTCTTGTGGGGCAACCTGAACATCAGAACCGGCAATCCACTTCTGTGTCCATGGTAGAGGATTAGGTCCTGCCTTACCATTCAGTCCAATAGCACCCATGCGCTTGGCAGCGATGTGGTCAACGTAGTCACAAAGCAATTGTTCATTGAGACCAATCATCGAACCATTCTGAAAAAGATAATGTGCCCAGGCTTTCTCTTGAGCGATGACGTTATAAAATAACTCGATACACTCATCTCGTGTCTCTTCCTGTATTCTAGCAAAGTCTTCATCCTCTTTCGGTAGAATCTTGAGGATCTGCTGAGTCGAGGCAAGATGAACGTTCTCGTCTCTTGCGATGAGCTTGATGATTTTGGCATTACCCTCCATCTTCTTAACTTCCGCAAACGCCCATGAACAAGCAAACGAGACATAGAACCTTACTCCCTCTAAAGCATTAACGGCGTTCAGACAGAGCCAGAGAGCCTTCTTGTGCTTGTATCTATTAAAATTACCAAGAGCATATGCCTCATTATTTTGATCGATAAGATCATCATAGTACTTACTAATATCGGCAGCGCACTCAGCTATTTGTGGAACATCCATTAACTCGTCGAAGACTTTCGAAGGGTTTGCATATATGTTTCGAATGATGTGAGTATATGAGCGGGAATGGATTGTCTCCGAAAAGGTCCAGGTTTGAATCCATGTTTCGAGTTCAGGCAAGCTACAAATAGGTCCAAATGCCATTGTTGGGGCTCGACCTTGCACGCTGTCAAGAAGGATCTGACGTTTGAGATTTGATGTGAAGATGTGTTGTTCATGGTCATTGAGTGCCTTAAAATCTTTACTGTCACGTGATAGATCAACTTCCTCCGGCCTCCAGAAGAAACCCAGTTGTTTATCAGTCAGCTTCTCAAAGATACTATAGCGCTGTTTATCATAACGTGCAATATTAACCGGTTCTCCAAAGAAACACGGTTGCTGAGTTGCATCAACAAAGTTATTACTGAATACTGACATGGAGTCCTATCTATAGCTATGTATCTATTTTAATGTACTTCGGTTTCTACTTTTTGTACATCAAATTTTGCAACTGTCACAGTCTTCATCATCAATAGAACCGGAGGCAAGAGGAGTGTCCTCAATCTCACCGGCACCATCGTTGGTGTTGAAGTAATACAGAGTCTTACCACCGTACTTATAATGCATCAGAACGTGCTTGATCATCTCAGACATTGGGATCTTGCCGTCTTCATAATGAGCAGGATTGTATGACGTATTAACAGAGATTGCCTGATCGATAAACTTCTGTAACACTGCCATGATCTTCAGATACCCTTCCGGATTCTTCTGATCCCATAGCAACTCATATTTATTCTTAAGCCGTTTTGACTCAGGAACCACCTGCTTCATGACTCCATCCTTAGACTGTTTGATGGACACGATAGCACGGGGCGGTTCAATACCATTAGTAGAGTTGCTGATCTGTGCAGATGTCTCGGCTGGCATGAGAGCCATCAGAGTAGAGTTACGGATACCTATCTTACGAGCACGATCCCGCAGTGTTTGCCAATCCATGTTGTAAGAAGGCGTTACAAGTTCATCAACCTCTTTCTTATATGTGTCGATTGGCATGATACCATGGCCATACTTGGTTTCATTATCCTTAGGACATGCACCAGATTCCTCAGCCAGATCTACCGATGCCTTGATCAGATAGTAAGACCACGCTTCAGCATATTCGTGAACCAGATCAAGATTAGGATTGGAATAGTTGGAATCACTACGAGCGAGCCAATAAGCAAAATTGATAATCCCCACACCGAGAGGGCGACGATTGCGAGTACCCACTTCAGCGGCTCTAATAGGATAAGATTGATAATCGAGAAGAGCATCAAGGGCCCGGACTGCGATTGTGCAGGGCTTTTCGAAATCTGCCGGCTTTCTAATCTTGCCCCAATTAATTGCAGCCAACGTGCAAAGGCTAATCTCGCCTGACTCATCATGAATATCCTTTAGTGGTGTAGTTGGCAGTGTAATCTCACAAC